TAGAGAGGTTGGCGGCATTGCACCAGCAAGCACTTTGCGAGGTATAGCTGAAGTTACTGGCTCAGCTCAAGCACGTGCACAAGTGGCACAGCAACTAAAAGAGTTAGATAGCAAAGGAAAACTAGTTGAGTTAAACACTACACTTGCTAAACTTGACGGTGAGAGTTTCAATAGGTTAAAAGAGCTTGGAGATTTGCAACGAGAAAATGATCAAGCTCAAGCAGCATTTGCGGCTAAAAAACAGTTAACTTCTGAAGCCGCTTTTAACGCAGGTAATGAAATTTTTATACAAGAAAAATCAAGACTTGATAAGCAAATAGATAGTGAAAAATCTAGCTTAGCAATACAAAAAGCACAAGCGGTAGCGGGATTTTTAAAATCAGAAGAATCCCTAAAAAACTTAGACTATACTAAACAAAATGCGGAAATATCCCGAGTATTAACTAAAGAAGAGCGAGATCAGGCAGACGCTGCGGCAAGAAGACTTACAACCATTTCATCAGCTTTAGAGATTAAAGACCGCGATGCTAAAACAGCAGAGCAAGCGTTTATAGTTAGTTCTGCAGCTTTAGACAAAGAAATTTCTATTAATAAAATTACTCAAGATAATTTAAGTTTAGAAGCTCAATTAGGTATGCTTGATGACGAGTCTTTGAGAACAAAGTTAAACATACTAAAAGTAGAAGAAGCAAAGTTAGAGCAAACTAAACAATTAACTGCAGCTGAGCGAGCATACAATCAAGAAGTTGAAAAACTAGATCGTGATATGGAAGCAGCAGGCGGATTTTATGTAGGATCGAAAAAGACAGAAGATGATACAGCACGTGCACGACTACTAGAAAATTTAAAAGCTCAAAGATCGGCAATTTTACTAGTAACGGAAGCACAGATTAAAAGCGCAGAAATTCAAAGAGATACTACTAACAGACAGCTTGCATATACTGAACTATTTAAAAGTGCTTTTAAAGGTATGGAAGACGCTATTGTTAACTTTACTAAAACTGGAAAGTTAAGTTTCAAAGACATGATTAACAGTTTTCTTGAAGGCTTGTTGCGTTATGAAATACAACAACAACAGATGACGTTGTTTCGCGGTATAGGTGGTGCTGGTGGGATAGCTAAGTTATTTATGGGAGCACTGGGTATTAATACTCCATCTCCCATGGGTGATCCAGACTTTTACAATAATGCAAAAGGTAATGTATACGACACAGGTCTAAAAACGTTTGCCAAAGGTGGAATGTTTACAAACTCTGTAGTAGACCAACCAACTTACTTTAAATTTGCCAAGGGTACTGGTTTAATGGGTGAAGCAGGACCAGAAGCCATTATGCCCCTAAAGCGCGATAGCAACGGTAATCTGGGAGTACGATCAGGTGGTGGCTCAAACGTTGACGTAGTTGTTAACAACTATGGCAGCGAAAAAGCAACTACCAAAGAAACTGTTGACTCACGAGGTAACCGTCGTATTGAAGTTACTGTTGGCGAAATGGTTGCACAAGAAGTAACCCGCACAGGCAGTGCAGCACAAACAGCATTTTCTAGTACATATGGTACACGACCTGCACTAGCAAGGAGATAAAATATGGCAATACTATCATGGCCAACAGCTAATAGCTTTCCGCAAAGCCCCCAAAAGGGGTTTTCGGAAAGCATTGGTGTAAACATTATACGTTCACCAATGGATGCAGGACCTGCTAAACAACGCAGACGTTCACAACGTCCAAGCACTATGGATCTTAGTTTTATACTAACCACAGCCCAAACCCAAACACTAGAAACATTTGTGTTCAATGATCTTGAAGGCGTTAAACGTTTTAATTTTCAACACCCACGACTTTACACAACAGTTGAGGTACGTATTGTTCCGCAATCAGAAGGCGAATTATTTCGCCTTCAGTATTTAGCGCCGGGATATTGGCAAGCTAGTTTAAAATTTGAAATATTACCATGAGCAGACTAAGTAGACTAAGCCCCGAAGCAATTCGTGCAATGTTTTCGTCCGAAAGTGACGAAACATTAATAATGTTACTAACTATATATAATCCCGCTAACGAAACACAGGTAGTGTTTCGTTTCGCTGATAATTATACACAGCGTATAACGTCGCTGACCACGGACGAAGAAGTCATATATGGTGTGCCTAGTCGAGGTCAAAACTATGTATTCTTGCCTATGGAAGTAAGTTTGCCTGCTGAGCAAGATACTGGTGTGGGTACGTGTAGATTAACTTTACAATATGTTACTCGTGAAGCTATTGAACTTATACGCACAGAACTTACAAAACCAACAAAAGTTCAGCTCGAACTTGTACTTAGTGGGTCACCCAACACAGTAGAAGCTATATTCCCTGGATTTTATATTACCTCAGCAACATATAATGCAGATTCAATTAATTTTGATTTAACAATGATTAATTTAGCACGTGAGCCGTTTCCGTGTTATAATTTTATTCCAAGCTATTTTCCGGGGTTATTCTAATGGATTACAACAAATATATAGGATTACCGTATGCTAATAATGGACGTACTGAGTCTGGAGTAGACTGCTGGGGTTTAGCTTGCTTATTTTATCGTGATGAACTTGGTATTGAATTACCAAGTTATAGTGAGCTATACTCTACGGCTAATGACCCAGAAGTTGTTACTGCTATTAATACACATCGCGATAATTGGTTGCTGGTTACACAAGCTGTACCTGGTGACTTATGCCTTTTTAATATTTATGGTGAGCCTGCTCACGTTGGCATTTATGTTGGCGATAATAAGTTTTTGCATGCACGTGAAGGTCGTGACAGTGTTATTGAATCACTGTACAGCTCACAGTGGTCAAAGCGTTTCCAAGGATTTTATACATATAGCAAACAGGCTCAAGTATTTGTAGCTGGTACACCCCACCCACTAAAAACTCAAGTTGTTTACGACTGGACTGTGGCAGGTACTACTGTTGAAGACTTTGCTAGTTTTGTTAACACCAAATACTCTGTTAGTGAGCGTTTTGCATCACAGTTAGCTATTTTAGTAGATGGTCAAGTAATCCCTAAAGATAAATGGGCAACTACTGTACTAGAAGCAAATCAGACTATTGCTTATAAATCAGTTGCTCAAGGTCGTAATGCTACTAGATTATTACTGACGATTGCAGTAGTAGTAGCAGTAAGTTTAATAGCACCGCAGCTTGCTCCAGAAGCAGCAGCTGCTGTAAAAGCAGGTACTGCAACATTTGCACAAACAGCAACGTTAGCAGCAACAACAGCTGCTTTAAATATGGCAGGTATGGCATTAGTTAATGCTATTGCACCTGTGCGTATGCCTGGCCAAAATCCAGACCCTGGTAGTGCAGCTTCGCTAAATTTGTTTAGTGGTGCTAGTAATCAAGCCAATCATTTTGGCGCAATACCTGTTGTACTTGGCAAAATGCGTGTAACAGGTGTACTAGGTGCTACCACGTATATTGACACTTTAACAGATACTAGTTTAATCAATATGCTGTTGATTTGGGGATTTGGCCCATTACAAGTAACCGATATTTGTGTTGGCACAAGTCCTGTTAAAAACTTCTATGGCCTTGAAGAATTTGGACAAGACTTTCCAGCTCCAGTTACTTTGGGTGGGTATGCTACTGATGATGCTACCGCATTTAACAAACTGTACCCACGAGATGTAGAGCAACAACAAGTAAATGTATTACTAGTTAATAATGCTGAAGACGGCAATCCGTGGCAAAACGTAGTTTTATCTCAAACTGATACTACTGCTATTGACATTGCATTAACTTTTCCAGAAGGTATGCGCCAACTAGTAGTTAGTGGCGGCGATGCTGGTAAAGTAAATGAAGCAACAGCATCTGTTGAGTTTCAATTACGCAAGTTTGACACTACTACAAATACATTTAGTGCTTGGAATTCGCGTGCTAGTTATACACATGGTTCTACTGGCGCTACTAGCACAAACTATACAAATACTATTGGCCCAAATATTGGATATAATACTCTTATAGCTGGAAGCGGCGAAAATTCAGATTATAACATTTTTACACCTCTGTATCAGTGGTTTACATATGCATTAAGCGAAACAGGTGAAATTCGACGATTTGATGGGGCAGCCACGGATAGTCAAAATGCAGACCCCTCTGCGGATTTATTAGCATTATATAGGAAAAATAACTATGCCAGTTTACTAGGTAACGATGAAGACCCTCTTACTTATAGTAGACTACCACAGATACCTCAAAATGGTTATGTAAAATTATATACAATCTGTGTTTTTCAAAACGCAGTTGTAAACACTACTAATCATGTACAAGGGTACGTAGGAGCTTCGGGTCTCGGTTTAACAACTACAACAATCATTGAATATAACAGCTATAACGACGCTAGCGAAGTTAAGGGCGTAAAAGTAGAAATTGCTAGTGGAGTAGTTTCGCGTTTTAGTTCCACACAACCAGCAGTTGGGCAAGAAGTAGCTGTATTTAGTACACGAAATATGTCTGGTGTAGTAAACCGAGTTAACTCTCGTTTTTGGGCAACTTTTACTAATACACATGCAGTTTGGGATGCCGCACAACCTAATGCCATAGAGTTTGATAAAACCCAACAAGTTAATTTTCCATTTACTGGGTACTACAAAGTAGAGGCCAGTGCAGATGATGAAGGTAGTGTGTTGGTTAATAATCGACAAATTGTTGGAATACCTCTTCCAGGATATTCAAGCACAGTTGTTAACTTAGTATACTTAGAAGCAGGAACTTACCCAGTTAGAGTAAAAGGTAAAAATACTAACCTTGGTGATGCTGGTGTTGCTTGTTACATAACTTATACTGAAAACGGTGGTTTAAATAATTTAGCTACTCCTGAAACTATTATAAGTTTTGGTAGTCCTGGCTTATATCATAAGCGCAAAGATGCTTTTAACTTCGTTTATAAAATGAAGAACTTAGTGCCAGGTCAATATGAAGTTCGCGTACGTCGTGTAAATGATGATGTTGCTGAACCAACAGCAGATTTGCGCAACTATAACAAAGTGTCTTTGCTAAATGTTACAGGCTACGCTAACCCAATAGATCCTGCAACTGGACTACCTCAAGGACCTCTAAATGCAATACCAAACACATATTTAGCCCGTACAGCACTAAGACTACAAAGTACTAGTAAAGCTAATGGTACTGTTGACGGTGTTAATGCAGTAGTTCAAACAATTGCGCTAGACTGGAACCGTGCAACACAGACTTGGATAACCCGCCCAACAAGTAATCCCGCAAGTTTATTTGGTTATGTGTTAACACATCCCGCCAATGCTTACCGTATTAAGGCAGCTGAAGTTCGTCAACAGATTGATTTGGCTGCTTTACAAACATGGCATGAGTATTGTGATGACAATGGTTTTGAGTTTAACAGTGTAGTTACTCAAACTCAAAGCATAATGGATATCTTACGAGACATTTGTGCCGCTGGTAAAGCAAGTCCAACATATGTTGATGCTAAGTGGTCAGTGATAGTTGATAAGCCTCGCGCTTATATAACACAACATTTTACCCCACATAATTCATGGGGTTTTGAAGCAACAAAACTATTGCCAAGATTACCAGACGCGTTCCGTGTTACTTTTGCAAACGCCGAAAAAGCGTACCAAGCAGATGAAGTTTTAGTTTTTAACTTTGGTAAAACCAAAACGACAGCAGAAGTTTTTGAAGAGTTAAGCCTACCGGGAGTAACTAATTTACGTCAAGCAAAACATCTTGCCCGTTGGCACTTAGCACAAACAAAATTACGTCCAGAAACATACACACTTAATGCGGACTTTGAGTATTTAGTATGCAGTCGCGGTGATTTAGTTCGCGTAAGTCATGATATTCCCTTGTGGGGCACAGGTAGCGGCCGTGTTGCAGCTAAGTCAGGATCAACACTCGAACTAAGTGAACAAGTATATCTAACATCAGGTAAAACATACCAGATTCGAATATC